TATTTAAAGACTGAACATTCTTCTTATTAAAATAATACTCTTGTAAAGCTCCAAACTTATTTAAAAATATAACTTTTAAAATATTGTAAACTGGTTCACATATCCTTCTAACAGTTATTGGAAGTCCTGCTATTGTCTGAGTTCCTCCATCTGCTAATGTATCAGGAATTGTTGTATAAGTTACACCATTAGATGATTCAGATGGGACATATGCAGCTCCAGTTTCAGGAAGATACATTGTAGTGTTTGATTGTAATAGTTGTCCTGCAACTAATTGCTTGTTAGAACCTTCATTAAATTCACTATAAGCATCAAATCCATATATATTATGTTCAATTAATTGACTAGAACTTTGTGCTGCAATAGCTCTTTGTTCTTTAGTTCCAGTAAAAAAGTTAATATCAATTTCTGCTGTAATTACTAGACTGTTTTTTGTAGTTGTGCTATATGGAAATACACCATCCCATGTAACATCTAAATAGTCTTTTATCAATTCTGACACCTCAAAGACTACATTGTTAGAGTTTGTGTTTTTTGAAATAACATATTGATTAACACTATTTATTTTAATTGAAAGGTCTGCTGAACCTGATGCTGATTGTGATGTTTCATTTAAGAAAAAAGGTGATCTAAGTCTTACTAAGTAATTTGCCATGTTATTTAATTTGTGTTGTTTGATCTAAAAATGATTCTACATCTAATGCATAGGCATCTATAAATTCTTGAGGTAGTTTTTTGTAAGCTGATTCAAATGCATCACTAAACCAGTATGATGGTTTTTTACCAAACCAAAATATAGACCTAGCTATTAAAAAGGCTAAACTCTTTTGCCCACCTTTCATAAACTTTCCAGTATCTTTATTTCTTAATCTTAACCTTTTCTTATTAACCCATTTCAATATTGAAGATGTAGGAGGCATTCCTTTTAATGAATTACCTTGACTATTATAACTAAACTTTTTTAGTCCATACTTTCTTTCTCCATATTTCTTTTTAGTACCATCAACCCCTGCATCTAAATATGCACCATAATCTAAATACATAAATTGCAACTGTAATGAGTTAGGAGATACTTTTAAGTTATCATCTACTGACTTATCTAATTGTCCTGTTGCAACTAAAGGATATGACTTGCCATTCCTTCTGATCCTTTTCTTTTTAAGATTCTTTCTTGCAGCAATAACTACATTCTTCCCAAAATCTTGTAATACTTTTTTTGTTTTATTAAAATCCATTAGCAAACACTTATATCATTTAATATTTGTACTGTAAAAGTAGTTGCCCATCCTGCTAAGATGTTTTCAAATCTATCAAAGAAAGGTTCACAAGTAGGATCTCCTACTAATTCATAGCCATCTTGTGATAATGCTCCTATTCTAAGTCTGCTAACCATTCTATTTGAAACAGCTAGTTGAGTATTTAGAATATCTTGTGTGTTAGTGTTGCCAGTAAATACATCATCATCAAGTTGTTTGCTTATGTCAATCTGATCCATTGTAAGAACTGTAAAATTAAACTGTAATGTTTTTTCTGAATTTGTAGCTCCTTCTATAATCATATGAGCTAATGGAAATATGGTTTGTTTCTGTAAATCAACATCTGTTATATCTCCAAATGTACAAGTCTTTATACTTGGATTAGACAACAGCTCCTCTTTAAGTGTTGTTAATACTAAGTAAAATCCTCTTATTCCTTTATCACTTGTTGCCATAACTTTTCTTTAATTTTTGACTTTCTAATATTGATTTTTCTGTAACATATTCTAAATACATTAAAATTTTATGTGCTTTTTGGTTTGTGATATATTCAAACTTTTCAATGTTTCCTTGAGCTGCTGTGTAAATTGATGAATACCAATTCCATTTTGCATTAAACCC